TATCATTTTTTCCTCTAAATCCTAATACGGGTAATCATCGGACAGTACACATTTCCTCTAAAGTCACGGCGGTGGTTCTTGGTGGTATGATGAATCTTGTTTCTTGAGTGGCTTCCACCTCTCAAGAATTCTTTGATAATATAAAACTCGAGCGGTTCATAGTTTGATTTCCCCGTACTGAATGTATAATACGTTGTGGGTGACCCGGGCGGTGTGTGTTATCCAATTAACCCTGGTAAGAAGCGCGGCAGGGCAGATAGAAGATAACGTCTTAGCTTATCTGTAATGATAATGTTCAGCTGAATCTCCCCTATATCAGTCATCCAACTATCTGCCATGACTATCTCCATTATCAGCCTTGTCTGGTGGTGTAGTGGGTTGAGCAAAATCTCTGCACTAATTGCAGTGCGTAGGATGTCTGTCCATTGGGCGTAGGTGTATGAATGGGTATCAGACATTGCTGATGCAAATGCTATCCGAAGAATTGAGGCACTCTCTTCTGAGGTAGGATCGTCAACTACACATCCTAAAGGACCTAGGCAATAGGTACTTAGCCATCCTTCCGGGTCTTCCATTTCCTTGGGGCAATCTAATACTTCACTATTGGGTATCGGTGACGGGGTGACTGTCATGGGTATGAAGTTGCTTCCAGCATATACTCGAACGTGGATCAGAGCTTCACACCAACCATTTTTTGAGAAAATAACACTCATGAAACAGGGCGACGGGGAGGAGCTACATGTTGCTTTGACAGCTGCCAGTGTCCTCATATTCCCCATTACACGTATAAATACATCACATGCTCTAAAGGACACAGAGCACTGTCGGAGTATATAACACATCTTAGATAGGGTAGGGATGCGGAGATCGATTATCACTGTCTCGGGATCATAGTGATTGCGCTTTACATCTTGCCAAAAAGAGTCATCAAAACAATCTCCTCCAGCTTTCAGGTATCCACAGGTACTTCTCACTAATGATGATTGAGCATATCCGGGAGCAGCTCCATAAGGAAGTTCTGGTCTTTGCATTGAATCTTTGGGGGATAGATCAGCACTGAGATCGTGAACTATTATGTTGGTACTCAGCCACCATGTTGCAACCCGAGTACATCCTCCGTGTCCTGCACCAAGGATTAGCACCTGTTTACCTGTCATCCAGGGCCCGCAACGGTTGAAGTTGTAGATTGAAGTGCCTGGTCCTCCATTAATCCTCCCCCTTAACCTATCAATTCGGAAAATTATGTAACCATCGTCGGACGAGAAAAGAACATCAGGTATATCGATATTAACATCGTCTACCTGATGTGTGTCATCCATAATAATATGTTCCCAATTAACAACATTTGTTGTGACTCTTTTATCTGGTAGCTCGACTATTGAAGTCCGTATCCGCTTCCTGAGTGTCCGTAGTAGAATGGGCAATGGCGCTGCTACTGCCTTTACCACATCTCCTCTGAGAATTGCCTCACAATGTGACATTAAGTTCAGATGTTGATTCTGATAGGCCCATTCACATACGGTTGATGTTAATCGCTGCAATGCGGCTAGCTGGAGATCAGCAGTCTTTCGACCTCTGAGACAAACCGACACATGACGTCGTGCCAGATCATACCCCTGAGCAACTGTAATCTCCCCGTATATTGAGGCTCTTAATATTGATGCTTGAAGGGCGATCTTACTCATATCTGCACACGCATTAACATTATCATCTATAAAAACGTAATACGGTGCAATGTAACACAATGATCCAGGGTCCATCAGATATGCAGTTGATAGACTTGATATCCTATTACTCAAAGATAGATTCAAGTGCTTAGTGCCATAAACCATTGGAGATGACACTATTATTTCCCGCCACAGCTCATCATGTTGGAATATAGGATGATGGATTATCTTGATTAGACTTCTGCTAATTGCATCACTCAATGTCAGAATCATTGGAAGTGGGTTCCACCTCAGACCATGGTGTGATCTTGCAAACATTGATGTGAGAGTGTATCTGCATACGGCTAAACTACAACCTTTAAACACATCAGATGGACAAATACCTTTCAGTTCCAAGACATCAATCTTGATAGTGATAAGTCGATCAATCTTATCTGCAAGAGACAACCCTATGTATCGAGCTTGTAAGGATCGCCATATCAACCGCTCAAGTAAATGATAATCAGGAACCCTAAGGGCCTCAGAGTATGCGACATGTTTAATCAATGATGATGTCTGAGGCCGATCTACTCGTATTAGGGTCAAGTCTTGGGTATAAACAATTGGATTACCAGTCATTTTAGGCGAGGGACCTGATAATGTGGTCTTACAAACCAATGCGTCTTCTGGAAGAGAGCAAACACTGTCAGGAACAAGGAATGTAATCCATGAATGTTTATCACTCCTACGTCCAGTAGTTAAATGCAGGAGACCTATACCAGCTGTATTAAATACTTGAAAAAAAACCGGATAATCAACCAAGCTAGCAGATAACACTCCAGCTTGATTTGAATGTAATACACAGTAACTTGCAAATGTTACAGTCCCTATCACCGATGAACCTCTAGAGCCCTGATTATCATCGTACCTATGACATATACTTCCTCCTATAGCTCGGCTTGTAAGGGGTATCATTTCTTGCAACGGTATAGCACACCGTGTTGAAGCAATCTTCTCGACCAGGTCCAGGAAAGTTGTGGAGACCCCAGGTTGTGTTGCGATGTTGAGCAACTTGTTGTATGCCTTGTCAGCAGCGCTCGATGTTATGATCTTGTACCCGTGTACAGCACGCTTCTCAAAGGTTCGTGACCCAAGGTAAGGAGTCTCGTTTCCTCTGATATAATATCTATCTGACCCACTACAACACTGCACCTTGATACCCTCGGAGTGGATAGGATATGCCTGAAGAGAGATATCCCAGTCCAGTGGACAATATGATGTCACTCCTACAATATGTGTTCCCACATCTGGCCACATTTTTCTAAGATGCTCCACCTCCGTGAAAGCATCCAGTGGGTTACTTGGAGGTGCTGTGAGATTATCCAGTCGTATCACCACCCTGTTGAATCCTGTTGCACTAGCTGATAACAGCATAACCCCTGGATCAGACTCGTGCCCTTCCAATAGTGATTGTACAGTGCGAGTTGATGTGAACATACGTTGGACTGTGTTTCGTATTCCGACAACTGACAAACTCAATAGATCAGATGCCAGTGACGGATTGAACGGTCGTAGTGACAATAGTGATTCAACTATTGTATCTTCATAATCATTAACTGAAAGTGACATTAGCTCAGAGATGGCAGTATTTTCTGTCTTGACCCGAAGTACAGATTGTGAGCTTGATCTCACGACACCATCAGAAGATAATCCTTGCAGTAGAGGAATACTGTAAGGGTCTTCAAGAAGGCGTCGAGGATCCGCCTTAGGATCCACCCATCTCCCCTCTCTGAGTGCGGTAAACACTGATCCTACAATGCGTGCTCCGCCTAAGAGAAGAATTTTAAGGTGGACATAATCATCTGATAGCGGGTCAGCTGATCCCCTCCATAGGTAGTTACAAATAGTTGGAACCGGTAAACCTCCTAATGAAGATGGAATCATCAACAATCTTGTTATGGTCTTATCTGATAAACGTCCACGATCAGTGTCTGTTAGGAAAGCTGATTCCTGAGTACGTCTCCGTAATAGTCTACGCAAATACAGACTGATATGGAAGAGACCTATGAGGTAACAGATAAGGGGGGTTTTATTCTGTTCCGCTGCAGCTATCGATGAAGATGACAATGATGATATATTGTCTATAATGGACGGTAAATCAGATGCTCCCCTGGGGAAAATCCTGGACAGAGTTTTCAGACTTGTATAATGTTCAGCCCCGTTGATGTAAATGTCTTTGCTATAAGTAACAACTGAGGTTGACTCTATACATTCCTCTTGCCGAACAGCTTGTCCAACAGATGAGAAGACTGAAGCCACCTGTTTGTTTATCTGGAAGGAGAGGGTTCGTAGATACTCACTGATATCGACTTGCCCACTTACATCAATGCGCGCAACCATTAGTTGATTGTCACCTTGGCCTGTCGTGCGATAAGAGAAATCAAACCCGCTCAATCCAATGTCAACCGCTGCAACAGTAGGAATCGACCATCCCTTCTGATATAATCCCTCAAACCCTCCTTCATGACCCTCCCAACATAAGTCAGTTCGCGGCGGGTGTGGCTGTCTGATACCATCTGGTTCATATCCATGTACCCGTACCACCACTAGACACCTCCTAAAGAAATCATGAACCAATGTAAACCTACCAACAGTACCAAATATGTCATCATAGTCCATGCTAATGGGATTGATCGGCAGTGCTCTCCAATTAACATTCCAGCGGTGTACATCAAACTCAGTAGATAGGATAACAATATTTTGGTTCTTCGATGGTTTCATCATCTTCAAAAATCTCTCAATAATATCCTGTTTAGAATCCGTCATGGTCAGGCTTGGGATACACGGAAGAACATGGTCAGCAAGATTTGCTTCCATGCAGTTGAAGAAAAGACGCATCTCAAAGACCATCATACTAAACATCCGTGGCTCAAGTTTAAACTCCCGCTCTTTCGGATACAAACAAATCACCAACCATTCCCAGGGTATACCACGTGACTCGACTGTGTTATATATATCCCGAAGGCTCACATCAGGACGAGCTAGCATCTCCAATAAGAGTCTCCTATAGGATCGTGGGTGCACCGTCTTATCCCATGTGGCAGATATATCAGATCGATAATATGATATGGACCTATCATCCATCAAGTCTGTGAAATTAGTGTAATAGTCGAAGTCAACATGCTTCTCAAACCGTATATGATCGAGATCCTCCATTGGATAGGACTTTCGTGTGATATTCTTCTCTTCCGCCACACATAGCTGATATAATTGTGTTCTCTTTCCCTCTGGAGTGAAGATCAGAGGAGGCCACTTACCCTTGAGATTGATATATCCCTCGATATACATTCGTCTCCAAGAGTTCCTGAGATCCATAGCAGCTCTCCAGGATGTGGTCTTCTCCTTCGATGCTTCATTTGCCATTGATAGTCCACCCCGCCCTGGATTAATCAGAGGGTGGCCTGTCAACTTCTGCAGACCGAAAGCTTCAACAATGTATGTAACACTAGGACTATTCGCAAGGTAAGAAGTAAGCTTATCCGCAAGGAAATCGCCTTGTGTACCCAATTCCTGCTCTTTAGTTATTACTATATCCTTGAGTCTAGTGATACATCCTCCTTCTCCTAGATAAGGATCAGTATATGCTATCATTGATGCTTTGGCTAGAGTTTCCAATTGGCGCAATATCGCATACCCCTCATTACCATGCCGGAAGAGGCAAGATTCACACCACTCGAAAATGTAATCCAAAGTTTCAATCATTTTCTTGTCCCCTGGATAACAGGCATGTGCTCCGAGGTAAACGTTAGCTCTACCTGCAGTCATATCCTTCCACATTAATATTCCTTCGTAAGTCATGCACCGTATATAATGGTCATCGTAATCGATCCAAATACATGAGTATTGGTCACCAATCAATTCCCATTGAGAGTCACGATGAACAATCAATCCAGAATACCCTCCGACTCGTGAAACCGCTAACCTATCTATAAATTCTCCGAAGAAATCACTGACTCTGAGATACAGTGCTGTCTTATCAGGAAGGCTCGGTAAGGTTTCTGCTCCAGTTATCTTTGTGTTCATCTTCTTCTCTAGTCCACGTGTGGCACACCTAAAGACTGTTGATGCATCGGACCAGGCCCGGTCCGCATCCAGTGACGTACTGAATTGGGTCTCCATTAGACCGCCCAGTAGAGCTGGCAGGTCATGAGGATCGTATAATCCTACCTCATACTTAGTCGGATCTAAGCTCTTCAATGCCCGATGGTAGTTCAGATGCTTCTTCTGGACATTACTCCTATCTCCAAGCTTCCATAACAATATTGTTCCATAAAGATCTAATTGAGCTTTCTCGATTATTGGAGCATCCAAATAAGTATTGAGGAATTTCCGTCTAACTCGTTCATCATCATCCATTGTTCTACAAGAATGGCTGGAGTGTGTCTTTGATCGAGAGAACAACACCTTCTTTGTTTTAATGTTAGGCCGTGATATCGTTTTATCTTTGATTTCTCATATGTTAGCTTCATTCATCATGTAAGTAGCCACGGACATTTTGGTAATTTTCCACTCCGAGATTTACGTTGTTTTCCCTTAGAGGATGATTCTCCAACCTCAGAAGAGGTGTCAATTGTCATGTCCGGCATCAGTTCTTTAACCTCTTCTACTGATAGGGGGGTAATAATTTCTCCTGTACCGGTCAATGTAGCTGATCTGAGACTTTTGACTAAGCTGTCCAGAGCTTGGTGATCAGCTCGTGCCCGCACTTCTGCTTCAAGCCTAGAACCAAGGACATCTCTAGTGTTAATGAGAGATACTCTCACATACTCAGTTGATGATCTCCAACCCTCTTTGATTGTTGGATCATCAGCAGGTGGAACTAAGGCTACAAGATCTTTGTCAAGAGGGTTGCGTCCATTGGTGTATGCAGACATACAATTGAGTATATACGCTAACTGTGTCATCTTTGTGATCTCAAGACGGAGTGCTCTTAACTCATCTTGTGCTATTGAAGCTTCGTTCAACATCTTTGCAATATCAGCTATCAATTTCCTTGAGGACATCCTGTGTATTGAGGTTGTTGCTGCGTGGTATTAGGAAAGAATAACCAATTAATGTTTCAAGTTACTGTAAAATCGTTATTATTCTCATTCTTTGTAATAAGGAAAACCACTATGCGAGGATTTAAAAAATGATAGACCCCTTTCCTTAAATAGCACTATTCAGCCCGTAGACGTGCTAGAGTACAGGCCAAGTCACTACTTGTGGTGAGTGAGAGGTGGCCATTGCCTCGCATTAACTCCTCAGATTCATTCTCATAATGCTCATAAACTGTATCTAGAGGTGACTTATTGTCAGATTCATCTTCAGTATCAGCCTGGTTGAAAACTTGGTCACATGTAGGACGTTGCACTTCCTTGGCTTTATAGCATAATTCCAATGTTCGCTGCAAAGTATTTTGTACTTCCATTGCCTCGAACGTTAAACGAGCAGAGAAGAATTCAAGGGATTCCAATTTCAACTTTGCCATCATAAACGCCTCCCTAGCGGATGATTTCCCCAATTCAGCACAAGGGAAGATGTTGTCTGATGAGTCCACCCCGAACAAACTAGGAACTTTACTTGCTGCTTCGATGGTCTTCCCTATACGCTGGTCGAGTGCTATAATGTACTCTAGTCTCGTACCAGCAACCGCTTTCCATTCCTCCGCTGCCAGAAGAGCAGCGTCAAGCTGTTTGGACAGTCCATTTAGAGCTGACCTAAAGTGGCCTCTACTAACATTGATTTCTCCATATCCTGTGTTTGAGTCATCCATTTGGGTGTGTGAATGGCTAATATTAGCATCCAGAAGGTTATCTATTGATCTTTCTCATTCTTTAAGAAAATGCTCTCAAGTACCGGTTATCATTGAAGTCTGCCACATTCACCTTCTCAGATCTGAACAATGTCTGGCTCGCTAGTTACCTCATCCCCATCGAGATACTCTCCCCCATGTCCTCCTTGCTCGACTCTCTCACGTCGTAACCTCTCCTCTTGGAATGATTCCACTAGATTACCCCACAGGGCAGACCGGTAAAAGTCCTTAAGTGTGTCATTGGTCTCTTCTAAGACAGACAGAGCACAAGCAACTAGACCTTCCATTTCTTTCCGTGGGAAAATATTGGTCTTGTCTCCCCAGATCAATTTAACAAAGGGCCTGATGGTAGCATCCACACCGAGCATAGCACGAATACTATCTTTGTATGCTGCCACTTGTCCTCTTAACCCGGGGAATTCCGCTACCCACGGGTACTCTTGTATGAAGCGATAAATCAGTGTTGAGTGCACCATTTGTCCATATCGCATAAGTCTCACATTAGTGAACACAATATCTTGCCCCATATCTGTGTCAGAGGCTCCAAATGTAGCGAACTCCCTCATGCAAATAGCTCTGAAAGCTGACATCTCATTCCAGGCAACATTGATTCCTACATGAGCATCATTAGACATTCTAAGATCTCCATTCAGGATCATAGTGACGTCATCCAAGGAGTACTTTTGGATGAGTCCCCTGGGTCTATTGATGGCTATGGGATCATGCCCGCTGGACCCGACTTGTTTGGAAATGAGGAAGACCACCAGAGCATAGTGACAATAGGCATGTTTCGCTGTGCACTCTGCTCCCACCCATTTACATCCCTTCAAGATTCTCGCTGTAGGTAAGGTCCGGTGGACAGACAGACCATCTAGTCCGTTATCAGCAAGAGCATTGTCGGCTTCATCCACATATGCTACCGCTTGATACCCATCTATCTTGTCCAAGACAGTTTGGACTGACTCGATAGTGACCTCATGGATCTCAAAACTATCCTTGGGCAGCTTTTGAGAAAACCCTCTGAACAGTAAACAAGTGTATGAGGCAACATAACTCTTCCATTGTAGGGATGTTGCGCTCAAGTCTGTTCCGAGAAGAGCAAATGCTAGTGCCATCTTGAGAGTCTGATCAGGTGTCAAGACCTTAGGGAACAATACAACAGGTGTTTTAACCTGTAATGTAGAAGTTACTCCTCCTTTTCCACCTCTGGTGAGGGGTTGTGCTGCAGGCGCGAATATCTGCCTGAGATCAGACACAAGATCAACCATGTTTTACAGAGTAGATAATTGAACAAGGTAGATTGACGCAATTGTATAAGCTCAATAAATCGATAGTAGGCCTGATATGAATCCTTGATTCTCATCCTTTGTTTAAAGGTAAGTGATAACCTGTATACGAGCCAGTTACACGTGTATGGAATTTCCAAGTGCTGGACATAGACATGTTACAGATGCCAGTTTGTTCTGCAAGTAAATCTCTCATGGTCAACCTTGACAGCCCAGGTAGGAAGAACCCAAGGTCCAGGGAGTAATCTAGCGACCACCTCTCCGACGAGCCAGGCCTCCACGCGCTGGTTTGGTGTCTTCTTTATTCTCCTCAGAGATAGTAACAGTCTCACTCTCTCTAGAAGATACCACAGTGCTCGCAAGCACGACAGTAGGAGTTCCTCCAGTAGAGGGTCTTGTAGTAGTAGTTCCTCCCAGCTTACCCTTCCCCTCTTTAATGTCTTTAATTGTTTGGATCAAAGCGACAACTTGGGTAGCTAACTGACTATGAGATAACTTGAGCTTCTTAAACTCTTCTTCTAGGGTAAGACGCGAGCTACGTTCTACTTCAAGTGCTAGCTCGAAGCTCTCAGATTTAGCCGACATCTCATCCATCTGGCGAGCCGTCACAGATTCTTCGGATGGTAAGGCAGGAGGTGCCTTCTGTGCCAAAGCAGAGATAACAGATCCAGCCTGAGCAAGAGAGCGTCCACGACCTCCACGTGCTCTACCGCCACCATCACCACGTCCGCGTCTCCCACCGCGAGAGGATCCCTGTTGGGGTTTTGACACTACAGGCTGCGCAGTGACTCCAAGACCCTCAGCGATCTCATCGAAAGGAACCATCTCAGTGAATTCTGCAATATTCTCGACCACAATATCGAACGATGGCTCTCTTGGTTTTGAATCAGACATATTGAAGTACTTTCCAGTCTAAGCAGTATATCGGAGATTTCTCTAGTGCCCTAGGAGGACAACAGACACCCG